CTGGTGGTTGCGTGATTGCAACACATGGAGTATCTACAGGCGGTTTTACAGCTATGGAAAAAGCAAAAGCAGAACTATGGTGTCAAAAAACATATCACGGTAAGTGGTATGGCGAAGCATTTAGAAAAGGTTATAGGGCAGCAGGAATGAAACATGTTAATGCAGGAACTGCTCCTAATGTGTATCAAGAGTTCAAAGATTTTGTTGCGTATGGTCGTGGCATTAAAAAAGGATGGAAGATAGGTTTTAATTATTATTTAAGAACTATTACATTCTTTATTCATGGACTTTTTATTAAATAGGTAGTATAATATTATGGAAGAATTTTTTGAACAAATTAGAGATAGATTTAGGTCTTTAGACGATGAGGAAAAAAATCTAATAAGAGCATTGGTTGGTACACCTGAAGGTCGTGTACTTGCTAAAGTATTAGGTCCTGAGCTTATGGCACAAATAAGATTAAGAACGCCTACAGGCTCTACACCTAGACGTGGATTAGGAGCACGATAACTACCTAATATATAAATGGCTACTTATCCCCCAACATAATGGCTACGATAACCCCAAGGAGAAATTAAATGGCAGAAGTAATGACTACGGAAGCAACACCTAAAAAAGTTGCCTTTATGAGTAAACCATATACTCAAGAAGAAAGAATAAAAAAAGAAGAAGAAGAATTAGAACAGTTAATCAAAGAACAAAAAGGTGAAGCTGAAAAACAAGTTGCGGAATCGGAAAATACAAATGAAGAAGAACCGACTTCTGCTGAAGAGAAAACTTTTAAAAAACGTTATGGAGACTTACGAAGATACACTCAAGAAAAAGAACAGGAGTTTCAAAAAAAATTAAATGAATTAAAACAACAATTAGATAAAGCTACAAAAAAAGAAATGAAGCTACCTAAATCGGATGCAGATATAAATGAGTGGGCAAAAGAATATCCTGATGTAGCAGCTATAGTTGAAACTATCGCTACCAAAAAAGCAAGAGAACAAGCTGAAGAATTAAATAAAAAACTAAAAGAAATAGATGAAAGAGAAGCAAATTCAGTAAAAGAAAAAGCTGAAGTTGAATTGTTAAGATTGCATCCAGATTTTGTAAATATAAGAGAAAGCGATGACTTCCATGAATGGGCAGAAGAACAACCACAATGGGTACAAAATGCTTTGTACGAAAATAATAATGATGCAAAATCTGCAGCAAGAGCCATTGACCTCTATAAGTCAGACAAAGGAATTGGTCAGACAAAAGAGAAATCAAATGGTACAAGTGCTGCTAAAGCAGTCACAACGAAAGGCAAAACGACTCCTTCAGAAACTAGCAAAAGCGTAGGCTTTAAAGAGTCTCAGGTAGAAAAAATGAGTCCTCAAGAATATGAAGCAAAGTCAGAACAAATAATGGAAGCTATTAGGTCAGGCAATTTTATATATGATATATCAGGAAATGCAAGATAATAGTTGACAAGTAATTTATTATAGGTATAACTATAATAACTAAAAGTGTAACATAACCTTTGTATGTGTTTTTTATATGGGCTTTTAAACTCGTTCCCTCTCATAAGAAACTAGCTAACATACAAAACTACTTGTGCTACACTTTGAAAACCCAACTTTAAAGACTACCCAATTATGTGAGCCTACACAGGATTAGCTATCCCACGTACAACCTCAACGCATGAATGGTCCTTATAAAGTAAAATGACTAAAAGGTAGTACACCTTTTGGTGTACATTAGATAAATGTTTAAGGAGATAAAAATGGCATTTACAGCAGCAGCTGGTTATGGTAATCTTCCTAACGGTAATTTTAGTCCTATTATTTACAGCAAACAGGTTCAACTTGCTTTCCGCAAGGGGTCTGTAGCTGAAGCTATCACTAACAGTGATTACTTCGGTGAGATTGCTAATATGGGCGATTCCGTTAAGGTTATCAAAGAACCAGAAATAACAGTCAAGGCATATTCAAGAGGAACAACTATTACTCCTCAAGACCTTGATGACGAAGAGTTTTCACTTACAATTGACAAAGCTAATTACTTTGCATTTAAAGTGGATGACATTGAAGAAGCTCATTCTCATATTAACTTTCAGCAGTTAGCATCAGATAGAGCAGCTTATAGACTAGCTGACCAATTTGACCAAGACGTACTTGGTTATATGTCAGGTTTTACGCAATCAGCAATTCATGGGTCACCTGATACAGTTAATACAACTGTAAACGGTACTAAAGCAGTAACAACTGCAGGTTCTAACGAACTCTTAGCTTCAATGCAACTTGATGCTGAAGACTTCGGTGGTAATGCAACTGAAGCTGTGGCTATCTTACCAAGAACAGGTGCAGCTACTTCTGCAGCTCCTGCAAACGGAGATAGAAACCCATTAACTGTTGTTGCTAGAATGTCTAGACTATTAGACCAACAGAATGTTGACACTAATGGTAGATGGTTAGTATTAGACCCTGTGTTTATTGAGATACTAAAGGATGAAGATTCAAGATTATTTGATGCAGACTTTGGTGGAACAGGACTACAGAATGGTTTAATCCTAAACAACCTACATGGTTTCAAGGTTTATCAGTCAAACAATTTACCATCAGTAGGAACAGGTCCATCTTTTGCTGGAGCTAACAGTTCTGTAAACTATGGTGTAATTGTTGCTGGTCATTCTTCATCAGTAGCTACTGCAGAGCAAATCAACAAGACAGAGACTTACAGAGACCCTGATTCTTTTGCTGATATTGTTCGTGGTATGCATTTGTACGGTAGAAAGATACTTCGCCCAGAAGCAATCGCTACTTGTAAATATCACTTAGCATAAGGGAGGACTGAAACATGGCTGCTGGAACAATTTCCACACTCGCATCTGTTGCAAGAGGTTCTTCTGCAAGAGGTAGACAACCATATTTCGTTGAGAAATCAATAGACCTAGCTGCTGCAGTAACTGCAAAAGGTAGTGCTCTTGAAGCTGGCGAAATTATTCAGGCAATTACTGTACCTGCAAATACCATGATTATGACTGCTGGATTTGAAATCACAACAGTTGAAGGTGGTAACTCTGCAGATGCATTAATGAGTCTTGGAGTTACAGGAGGAGACGTAGACAGATTCGTTGGTGGATTTGAAATTGACGCTGCTGATGCTCCTGCAGGTACATATGCTACTATGGCAGATGGCTCTGCTCCAGTAATTATCGGTGGTACTGCAGATACAATTGACCTAGAATTAGATTCAATTACAACTGCACCTTCTGATGGTGTACTGCGTGTTTTCGCTATACTTATGGATGTTGATGGTCTTGGTGACATGACTGCTGACGAAGTAGACAGAGACACTTTAGCTTAACTTAAAGTAAGTGAAGGGCAGCTTTAGGGTTGCCCTTTACAACATTTGATATTATAGGAGATTAATAAATGGCTATCACAACCGCAATGTGTAATAGCTTTAAGACAGAGCTACTAGGTGGTCTTCACGATTTAGATACAGACTCACTTAAACTTGCTCTTATTAAAGCATCGCCTACAGGTACATATAATGCTAGTACAACTAATTACTCTGACGTAACAGGCAATTCAGATGAAGCATCAGGTACTAACTATACTGCTGGTGGACAAGTACTTGACGGTGCAACTATTTCACTTTCAGGTTCTACTGCCATTGTTGATTTTACTGACGAAGTTTTTAGTGACGTAACTGTTTCCGCAGATGGATGTATCATTTATAATACAGCAAATTCAAATTCTGCAATTGCTGTTATTGATTTTGGTGGTACTGTTTCCGCTACTGCTGGTGACTTAACAATTGAATTTCCTGCCGCTGACGCATCAAACGCTGTAATACGTATAGCGTAAGGAGTAGGCTATGGCAATCATAGCACAGTCTGCACGATATGGTTCAGGTTTATATGGAACATCTGAATATGGTGTAGTCAATCTTACCGCTAGTATTAGTGGTGTTTCTGCTACAGGTACTATTGCTAGTGTTGTAGCAGGTGGCTTTGAAATAGATGTCACAGAACGTATTTCTACAGGCGTTAGTGCTACAGGTTCAGTAGGAACTTTAAATGTATTTATTAAAGTTTCTGTTGTAGGTGTTTCAGCTACAGGTACAATTAATACTGTAAAAGAGAATATCAATACTCCAATAACAGGAGTTAGTGCTACAGGTGCTGTAAACACAGTAGAAGAGAAGCCTACAGAAGCATTAGATAGCGTAAGTGCTACAGGTGCTGTAAACACAGTAACTGTTAACATTATAGAAAAACTAGGAAGTGTATCTGCAACAGGTACAATAGGTGCTCTTACATTAACAGGTACAGCAAATGTAACACCTACAGGTGTTGAAGCTGTTGGTTTTGTAAACACAGTAGAAGAGAAACCAACTGAAGTTTTAAGTAGCGTTAGTGCTACAGTTTTTGTTAATGGTAACTTTACCTTCTCAAATACACACTCATTAACAGGTGTATCAGCTACAAGTACTGTTAATACTGTTACAGCAACAGGTGTAATATTTGACTTTGAAGCAGTTAAAGCTCTCTACGACAGAAAGAGAACAGTTTTAATAGAGAAGCAAGCACCTAGAATAGTATATGTTAAGGCAGAGCTACCACGTATAGTCTATGTAGATAGACAATCTACTGTAGCAGAACGAAGAGCAGCAGCATAAGGAATAGAATGAATGTCATTTAGATGGCCCGTTAAAGACCCTGATGAACAACTAGACTACAGCATAGATTGGTCTCGCTTTTTAGACACAGCTACTATTTCTACTGTAACATGGTTTGTGCAAACATCAGAGATTGGAAAGACACAGATAGATGCAGGTGAGACTTTAACTGTAGCTTCAAGTAATGCAGTTACAGATAGTATACAGAATGTAGCACAAACAAATACAAATACAGTAGCTACGATTAATCTAGGTGGTGGTGTTTTAAATAGAGAGTATTCATTTATTTGTCGGATTATTGACAGCACTGGAAGCCAAGCTGAACGTACTGTTAAAATAGCTATAAGGCAGAAATAATGGCATATAATTATTTAGAATTAGTGAATCAAGTAAACCGTAGACTTAATGAAGTAGAACTTACATCAAGCAACTTTTCTACTGCTGTAGGTTTTTATGCCCAAGCAAAGGATGCTATCAATGCATCTCTTCGTGATATCAACCAACATGAATTTAATTGGCCCTTTAATCATGTAGAACAAGAAGATGTTTTATCTGCTAATGTAACAAGATATGCTTTTCCACATGATGCTAAACTAGTAGACTTTGATAGCTTTCGTATAAAAGAAGATAGCTCATTAGGAAATGCAACAACAAGATTAGGTATACTTGCCTATGAAGAATATCTTGATAAGTATGTAGACCAAGAATACAATACCAATGGTAGAAGTGGTGTGCCACAAATGGTAGCACATGGACCTGCTCTTGAGTATTTACTTACACCTGAACCTGATAAAGCCTATACAGTTGTATATGAATATTATCGTGTTCCTGTAGATTTAGAATTATATGATGATGTTCCTGCTGTTCCTGAAAGATTTAAACATGTTATTGTAGATGGAGCAATGCATTATGCTTATTTATTCCGTGGTAATTCACAAGACGCAATGGTAGCTAAACAGAAGTTTGATGAAGGTATAAAGAATATGCGTATTGTATTAATCAACAGAACATATTATTTACGTTCTACAATGATACCACAGAACACAGGTGGTGGTAGGATGGGATTCTCTAGGTCTGTTATCTAATGGCAGACGCATGGCAAACCCATTCATTTGAATTTAAAGGTGGCTTGATAACAAACCTTTCTCCTTATCAGCAAGGATTTCAAGCACCCGGTTCAGCACGTATACTGCGTAACTTTGAACCTTCTATCTTTGGTGGATACAGAAGAGTTGAAGGATATGAGAAGTTTGATACCAATACTGTAACGAATACAGGTGTTATCAGAGGTATAGTGCGATATGACAGCAAAGTGTTTGCTTGTCGTGGAGATGACTTATTCTTCTCTTCAGGTTCAGGATGGACACAAGTAAGTGACAACGCAACCTATAGTAGTGCAGGTGTTACAATAGGTGGTGGTACAGGCAAAGTAAGATTTCTAAAGTATGACTTTGATGGTACAGAAAAACTTATGCTTGTTGATGGAACAGGCAAACCATTTAGATTTGATGGAACTACGTTTGAACAATTAACTGCTTTACCATCTGATGTATCAGGTGCTAGTTTCGTAACAAACTTTAAGAACCACATAGTATTTGGGAATGGAAAAAAGATAATCTTTTCTGCTCCTTACAAAGATAATGACTTGACAATTGCTAATGGTGGTGGTATAATTAATGTAGCTGATGAAATTACAGGTTTAATTGTATTTCGTGAGCAGCTAATAATATTTAGCGAAAGTAGTATAAACGTACTAAATGGTAATAGTGTAGCTGATTTTCAATTGCAACCAGTGTCTCGTGACTTAGGTTGTGTTGCTTCAGATACTATACAAGAGATTGGTGGAGATGTTATATTCTTAGGACCTGATGGTCTTCGTCTTTTTTCTGCTACTGATAGAATAGGAGACTTTAGTCTCGCTGCTGTATCAAAGACAATTCAAGATGAAATGCTAGATTTAATTACTAGTAGTCCTGATGGTTTTATGAGTACAGTTATTCGTGAGAAGAGTCAGTACAGAATATTTGGATATAACGTAGGATATACTAACGCTTCAGCAAAAGCTATAGCGGCTACACAATTACAAGATGGTATGGCGTTTAATGATTTACGTGGTTTTAATGTTAACGCAATAGACAGTGAATACGTAGGTCGGACAGAACTTATTTACTTTGGTGCAAGTGATGGTTACGTTTATCGCATGGAGCAAGGTAATAGCTTTGATGGAGAGAAGATACAAGCTACGTTTGCTACTCCTTATGTACCGTTAGGTGACCCTAATGTCCGTAAAACAGTATATAAAGGAATAACATACTTAGATGTAAACGGAGAGGTAGATATTAGATACTCTCTTAAATTTGACTTTGACCAACAGAATACTGTTCAACCTAATTCATTGCTTTTTTCAAACCTCGCAGCTTCATCAATATCTTATGGTGCTGGGATTTATGGAACATCCTCATATGGGGGTAAACAGAAAGCGATATATGAATTGCAAACAATAGGTTCAGGTTTTACAGTATCTATATTATATGAGACCATAGGAGATACCATAGACGCTGTATTTGCTATTGACGCTGCAACCCTGCAGTATACTACTAACGCTAGGAGATAATAAATGGGAACAGGCTATACAAGAAACGACACACCGAACAATATAGCTGACGGTAACGTAATTAATGCTTCAGACCTTGATGGAGAGTTTGATGCTATACAAACTGCGTTTAACGGTTCAACTGGACACTCACATGATGGCACTACAGGTGAAGGACCACAGATAGCAACAGCAGGTCTAGCAGATAATGCAGTGACAACAGCTAAAATAACTGATGCTAATGTTACACTTGCCAAGATGGCAGCTAACTCTGTAGAT